TTTTCTGCCATCGCGGCTTCCAAGAAGTACCTCAAGCAGTTGCGAGACTTGCAGACCAAGACTATTGCGGAGCGTGAAGGTATTGCTGCGGAGCGTGTAGCCCTTCAGGAGTTGCAGACCCATCAAGACGCAAAAGAAACAGAACGCAAGACGGTGGTGGAAGACCTCCACACAATGGAGATTGCCACCGTGCTGCTGAAGGACAGCGGCATCAAGCGTAAAATAATCAAGAAGTATATTCCTGCACTCAACAAAATCATTAACAAGTACTTGGTGTCTATGGACTTTTTTGCACAGTTCACCCTGAACGAAGACTTTGCAGAAATCATCAAGAGCCGCCACCGTGACGAGTTCTCGTATGAAAACTTTAGTGAGGGCGAGAAGTTGCGAATAGATGTGTCGCTTCTGCTTGCGTGGCGTGACATTGCCAAAATGAAGAATTCAGCCAACACTAATCTGCTTATTTTGGACGAAGTATTTGATTCGTCACTAGACGGTGTGGGCACAGAAGAAGTCATAAAGATTCTTCAAAATATGGGTGCAGCAAACAATGTATTCGTAATTAGCCACAAATCTGACCAACTGCTTGACAAGTTTGCCAACATACTTACATTCAAGAAGGTGAACAACTTTAGTCGTCTATGCACACCATGAGCAAGAAACTTTCCAAAGAACGAGTACAGCGAATCCTGAACGGTGGCGATGAGCCGTTGTTTACTCCTGAAGACTTTGCCAGCGACGAAGCCCGTGCCAAAGCGGTAGACCGTGGCATGTACTTCTACAGGCAGTCTTTCTCCCCGTCTGATGCACGCAAGTGGATAAGCGAGTGGCTACAGGGCAAGCAGCGTGGCGATGACGCACGGTTGGTGTCTCGTGCGTCCAAGACCAGTCTGCGATTGGTGTGCCCGTACTGCCGTATGGAGTCTCGTGGGTTCCAATGGAAGCCTGAAGAGCAGCAGACAATTCAAAAATATGTGGAAGACCTGCTGACCGAGGCTCGTTCAGGTGCTCCCCAAACCGAAGAAGTTCCAAATATTCAAGACCGTGTTCGTGCCAAGGCAGACGACACCCTTTCCGAACTAGAACCCCTGCTTGACGAGGCGTTCGCAGGGGCAGGCAGCAAGCGGTATAAGCCCGCCATAGCCTCTTGGATTGATTCCAAGCCCATGACCCGCCCAACGGCACTCATTGTGCGTGACAGGCTAATAGTTGCACTGGACGAGATGTCTGCTGCGTACTACAAAACCGACCCTGACATTACTGAAGGGTACTCGTATTTGAAAAGACCCGCACAGAAGCGGCTAATTGAAATATTTGAAGAGGCAGTTGCCAATACTAATCTAAAAATTGCTGGCATGGCAACCACCCGAAAGCCACGCAAGCCACGCAAAGTAAACCCTGAAAAAATGGTGAAGGGTTTAAAGTATTGCCAAAAGACGGAAAGCGGCTTGCAGTCCGTTGACCCTCGTGGTATTATTGGTGCTCAAGGACTGCTCGTGTTCAACACCAAGAACCACAAAGCCATCATGTTTGTTGCCGCTGAACCCAAGGTTGGGTTGAGTGTCAAGGGGTCTACCATTACAGGATGGGACGAATCCAAGTCATACGAACGAACGGTGCGTAAGTGGCAAGACTGGTTAAAGAAGACCGCAGGACTGGTCAAGGCTCTTGAAGACATGAAGACCACCGCACTGGTTCCCACAGGAAGGATTAACAAGCACTGCTGCTTGCTAAAGACACTATGATTCTCGTAGACAACAGCCAAGTGATTATGTCGTCCCTGTTTGCACAACGGGACTTGGACTACACCGACGAGTCGCTGATTCGTCACATGGTGCTGAACACCTACCGCATGTATCGCAAGCGGTTCGGCAAGGAATTCGGTGAGTTGGTTCTTTGCCAAGAAGGACGGGGCGGTGAGTACTCGTGGAGACGCAAGTTCTTTCCCCACTACAAGGCTGCTCGTCGTGAGGCTCGTAAAGACAATCCCGACATGTGGAAGCGATTCTACGAAATCATGGACACCGTTCGCACAGAAGTGCGTGAGGTTTTTCCGTACAAGAACATATCCGTGAGAGGGTGCGAAGCAGACGATGTGATTGCTGTGCTTGCCCGAAACCTGCACGAGCGTGAGCCTATTATGATTCTGAGTGGAGACAAAGATTTCGGGCAACTGCAAGTCTACAAAGGAGTGCAGCAGTATTCGCCCATGCAGAAGAAGTTTATTGTGGTTGACAATCCCAAAGTTTTCTTGTTTGAGCATATCGTGAAAGGCGATTCGTCTGACGGCGTACCCAATGTACTGTCCGAGGATGACTGCTTTGTGACTGACGGGAAGCGGCAAAAGCCCGTGACCCGTAAGCGTCTTGAGGAATTGGAACGGTCTTGGGCTGAAATCGGCAAAGTTCCTGATGCTGTTGCAGCCAATTGGAACAGAAACGAAACACTTATTTCACACCTGTGTATTCCCGCAGAATACCAAGACCGAATCATGGAAGAATGGGGTAAACTCTTCACCCCGAATCGTTCAAAGATTTTGAACTACATGATAAGCAAGGGACTCAAGAACTTGATTTCAGATATTGGAGACTTTTGATGGAGAACCGACCGAGTTGGGACGATTACGACCGTGCAGCACGAAAGGCTCGTAAGAGTGCCGGAAACAAGAAGAAGCGTGGCAAGCGACACCAAGACCGTCAGCAGTTGCGTGATTGGGTAAATGACATAAACTCTGGAAGAAAAGGACAATACGATGACTACAGCGACGAAGAGTAATACCATGAAGATTAGCAAGCGTACTCTAGACATTCTTAAGAACTTCTCGGCTATCAATCCCGGTCTAATGGTGAACACAGGCAACACCATCAGCACCTTGGATTCAGGCAAGAGCATTGTGGTGGAAGCCAAGACGGACGAGGCATTCCCCAAGCAGTTCTGTATTTACGACCTGACCAAGTTTTTGGGAACGGTGAGTCTGTTCAAAGACCCTGATTTTACTTTTGAGGACACCCACATTTCCATCAAGAGTGGAAAGTCTGTAGTAAAGTATTACTACTGCGAACCCAAGTTGGTGTTCCACACAAGCAAGAAAATCAACATGCCCAAGCCTGTGGTGGAGTTTGACCTGTCTGCCAAGGATTTCTCTGAACTCCTCAAGGCAGCGTCGGTTCTACAGGTCAAGTACCTGTGCGTGGAACCCACAAGCGACGGCAAGAGCATTCAGATTGCTGCTCGTGACAAGGACGATGCCACCTCTAATCAGTATTCGCTGGTGGTTGCCGACTACACGGGCAAGGGTCAATTTGAGTTTATCTTGGAGGTGGAAAACCTTAAGATTATGTCGGGAGATTACCGTGTGCAGTTTTCTGAAAAGGGAATCAGCATGTTCTCCAACAAGAACGAGCCGCTTACCTATTGGATTGCTAACCACACCGAATCTAGTTACACTGCCTGAAAGGTTTTATGAAAACAAATGAGTCCGTGAAGGGTTTGTGGGTTGAGCGTTATCGTCCGCAAAGCGTGGACGAGTGTATCTTGCCTCAAGAGATGCAGGATGCGTTTACCCAAATGGTGCAGCGGGGAGAACCGCAGAACTTGCTTCTTTCAGGAGGAGCAGGCTGCGGCAAGACCTCTGTTGCAAAGGCACTGTGCAATGATATTGGTTGTGATTGGTTAATGGTAAACTGTTCAGAAGACGGCAACATCGACACGCTCCGCACCAAGATTCGTCAGTTTGCCTCCACTGTGTCCCTGATAGATGGAGCAAAGAAGGTGGTCATTCTTGACGAGTTTGACTACTCCAACGCACAGTCCACTCAACCCGCCCTTCGCGGATTCATTGAAGAGTTTGCGTCTAACTGCCGTTTCATCCTGACTTGTAATTTCAAGAACAGGGTGATTGAGCCGCTGCACTCACGGTGTACCTGTATTGATTTCCGAATCCCCAACAAGGAAAAGCCTAAACTTGCTGTGCGATTCCTGAAGCGGGCAGAAGACATCCTGAAGCGGGAAGGCATCCAATACGACCAAAAGGTGGTGGCACAACTCATAGGCAAGCACTTTCCTGACTTCCGCCGTACCTTGAATGAACTTCAGCGGTACTCTTCGTGCGGCAAGATTGATGTGGGCATCCTGAACTCTATTGCGGATGTGCAGGTCAAGGAATTGATGCGGTGCATGAAGGGCAAGGATTTTGCAGGTGTTCGCAAGTGGGTGGTGGAGAATCTTGACAACGACTCAACTCGTCTGTTCAGAACGGTTTACGACTCCCTGTACGACACCCTTGAGAGCGGGTCTATTCCCCAAGCCATTCTTATCTTGGCAGACTACCAGTACAAGGCAGCGTTTGCATCGGACGCGGAAATCAACTTGGCTGCGTGTATGGTGCAACTAATGATGGAGTGCAAGTTTAAGTGAGCCACCAACTGACTGATTATTTGAAAGCCATCAACGAAACCAAAGAGCCGTTGATGGACACTCCTGAATGGGGCAAGACTTCGTATCCACCGTTCGTGGTGGGTCGGTGCTTGTCGTACTTTCCTGACACCCTGTTTGCTGTGAATGAGTTAAATATTCGTCCACAGATAGACCCCAAGATGCACTTTGACTTTCTTCGTGGAGCGGTGCGAAAGCGTAAACGGTTCTCCAAGTGGTTGAAGCGGGAAACTGATGAGCGGGTGCAAGCACTCGTGGAGTACTACGGCTTCTCTCCCAAGAAGGCTCGTGAGGCTTTACTGGTTCTTACCCCTGAACAAATTTCCCAAATAGTCACTGCCATGCACAAGGGCGGAAAAGCGTAAACTGATAAATAGTTCCGTGTCCGATATTTTATAGAAAGTGGAATAGGCATGGAACAATCAAACGAACGCTATATTGACCTTGAACCCAAAGACCTGCTAGAAGTCACGATTGCAAAACCTGATGACTTCCTGAAGGTTCGTGAAACCCTGACCCGTA